CGCGAGTTTATCGCGAGCGATATCACTCAGGCCCCGACTTCCTAAAACGTTGTTGGATCTGCGTGGTGTCTGACCAGCCCCCATCCCGCCCTATCCTGGCTTCGAAAGAAGTCGGTTAAGGGACAGCGCCTTCACAAATCTCGCATGTTAAAGCTTGATGAGTGAGCCGTGGACCTCTATAGCAGGATGAAGATCTCCTGTGGTACGTTGTTCAGAACCTCCTTCGCCCTGTCACGGTTAGCACCTGGGGTGCAAGCTGTTAGGCTCACACCCTCGCACTTGTAGAGAAGGACAACGTACCGTACAACACCTTTTACTTATATAAAGTGACAAACATCTTTAATAGATATCTGTCGGGTGCTATATTAAACCGGCGGTGGGCCAGAACCCATGATTTATGGGCCATGGCTCACTTGTTGGTCCTACTCTGTGGGCTAACCACACAGATGCAAGCGTTCAAAGTCCTAACCCAACGGATGGTTAATTTATGGAAAAGCTCTGGAAGTAAATTCCTTTGCCTTTACCTAAAAGAAACTGTCCGAATGGTAATCGCCTTTATCAATCGTACACATTACACTATGCCAAAAGCTAGTGCTTCTGTGAGGAAAGATAGACGAGGGCTCCCTAAGATTGTCCCTGGAGTTCTAAGAAAGAGTATTGTTCTCGCAAGAGACCAAGGCTCGATCAAAGAGATCCTCACAATGCGAATTGTCCTCACAATATTGTCCTTTTACAGAGTTATTAACTTTCGTGCCAAACCTAATCTGGATAGCATAACGCTACCATTTTCTGGTATTGGTTCTTCTCTCCCTAATTGGGAGTTAGAGAAGGTTCGTAGCCTGTTTGGGACTTTAGAGTTTGGACGGCTATCTTGGCTCATATCTGAAAGTGCCGGACCCAATGGACCGAAGGCGACGTGGTTCTCTTTTGTAGACTGCATCTCTTTCCTTTACAACCCATTAATTTGGTTTGCATGGATTGAGTTCAGTTTACGGAGAGGCCATTTCACGCTCGTTCTATGGTTTGCAGCAATTCAGGTTCTGAGCGCACCATTCCTCCCGTTGTTAGGTGTTCTCATTACTGGCCGCCTTGGGAGCCTTACAGCTCTCTCGGAGGCAGCGGGGAAAGTCCGAATTGTCGCAATAACCGATTGGTGGACTCAAGTCATCCTACGGCCTCTACATCTTGGGATCTTCGAAATGCTCAAATTAATTGGGCAAGACGGGACCTTTGATCAATGGAAACCGGTGGAGACCTGGGTCATACCACGGTTGCGACTCGGATCACCCTGTTACAGTTTTGATCTGTCTAACGCTACGGATCGTCTTCCACTTGCGCTTCAGGTCGATATACTCTCTCTCTTTATTGGAAAGAGATTGTCTCGGCTCTGGGGGCGTTTGCTTCAACGAGACTGGTGGTTCCAAGGGAAGCCTATCCGCTATGCGGTGGGGCAACCCATGGGTGCTTACTCATCTTGGGCGATGTTAGCTCTGACGCATCACTTCGTGGTGCAGTTAGCGGCGCTTCGTGCAGGGTGGGTTGGATGGTTTCCGTTCTACGCACTTCTAGGCGATGACATCGTCATTGCTGATAAAGGCGTTGCGGATCACTATCTTGCTATTATGCGAGGTCTCGGAGTTTCCATTTCCTTGCACAAATCAATTGTGTCTGAAAGTGGTCTCCTTGAGTTTGCAAAACGCTGGTATTCAGGGACAAGGGGGGAGATTTCCGCGTTCGGGCCAGGATTGCTCTTGGCTACGATACGGAATATCTACCTTCTGCCGGTCTTATTGTTACAGATGTTCCAACGCTCTTGGTTGTACTTTCCTGAGTGTGTTGATAGATTCATAGGGCTGGCAATAAAGTTGAGATCTAAGATCTCTCCTTCATTGATCAGCCTAATGATTGCAACTACCCTCGGACCATCTGGCTTACTTAAAGCTAGTTTCAGCCAAGTCACCGCTTCCGCGGATCTTTGGTTCTCGAAACTAACCGGTCAGCCAGTTGGGACCGGGTTTCCTATATTCAGAGCGGCTTACGCCAATCTGGTTATACAAGAGACTCGGTCTGAGGCAGATAAACCTATTCAAGAGCTAAAGCTATTCCTCCAAACCTGGTGGAAATGGCCTATACTCAAGATTAAAGGTTATGATCTGGTTGCTGGGATTCTATCAATCCCAACGATTTTGGTAGCGCCTGGATTCTGGATTTACCTGTTTACTCTAGTTCGAGAACTTCGTAACCTTTTCGTCCGGTATGTCCCTATAGATTGGGGGTTAAACCCTGATCTGGTGACAGAAGGTGGAGTCAATTTTAGTCTTCTTCGGACCTCGGATCTGTGTTCCATATCATGGAAACGCAGAAAAGAAGTCAAAAGAGAGTTTGAGTTGATGAAGAAGCTTCAGAAAGCAGTCGATTTCGAAATCTCACAGAGGGTCTCGCAAGAGGCCCAATGGGGGATCAAGAGATTCGGTGTTGCCCCGTCTCATCCAACCGTTTCGGTTGTTAGATACGAGGGACCGAATGCTGACCATCGTGGCTAGTTCACTATACTCATGACTCAAGGCCTAACAAGCCTTTGGTGCCTCCCGGCGTGATAGAAGATTAGTATTTTCTTCGACAAGGTTGCTTAAAAACCAACTTTTACGTCAGTTAATGAGACCTTAAGAGTTCATGAATAAAACAGAGTAGG